TAAACAACAACTAGAAGAAATTTTAGAATTTTCAAAAAGGTATAAAGAAGAATAATGGCTGTATTTGATACAAGCAACGTAGGTCAAATAGGTCAGACAGCAGTCTCCCCCACTTCGGGGGTGGCTGACAAGTCTAGCCTAATAGGCCAAAAGACAGTGGGCAACCTGATTGGTTTAGGTGTTGATATTGCTCAAGACGTAACTGCAAGGCGTGCTCAAGCTGCTGTTAACGCAGGTAAGAACTCTTTTGCCCAACAACAACTAGTAATATCTGATGCTGTAGAACGTGGTGAATTATCTTCTCAGGAAGGTAGACGTAAGATGCGTCAGAATGTAACCCAAGCTTTAGCTGCTGGTATGAGCTTTGATGACCTCAAGGAAGTGCAGAGTGGTATTATGTCCACTGCTGGCTTTGGTAAGGTTGTAGCTGAAGGTACTCAAGAAGAGCAAGATAGGATTAAGTTTGAATCTGATGCTGTAGACGCAGGTTATGTTACAGCTACAATGACTCCCGTACAAAGGGATGAAGCTGTAGAGATGTACCGTACTAACTTAGTTGCTAGGGAGCAGCTTAAAGACTCCACAGCTCAGCTAGGTTTCCAATCTGCACAATTAGATTATCAACGTAAGATACGCAGGAATAATGCTGAGCTTGCTGTAGGTAACCTAGGGGCTACACAATACTATAAGCTTAACAATGAGTTCAGTGATGTGGCAACTGGTGTAGCCGATGGTACTTACACTAAGGAGCAAGGCTTACAACTTATGCGTGAAAAACTAGCCCCTACTATCTCCACATTGAATCAAGTAGGTGCTGAGTCTGGTGAGGTGTTGACTAATATGTCACAACCAATCCTAGATATGGCTCAACGCTATGAAGACCAAATCACTGGTAAGATTAGTATGGAAGTGTTGAAGGCTGAGATTGATAAGAATCAAACTGTACAAACAGCAATGATTCTATCTAATCCACGTGTATCACGTGCAGCAGCAACTTCTAAAATCTTTGGACATGCTATTGCTATTCGTCCTGAGATTGAAGCTGTAGCTATTGAAGCTATCACAATGAATACTAACTCCGAAGGTACTGGTAAAACTGCTGACTTATTCCCAGCAGATCAACAGGATGCTAAGACTGTAGGTCAATACTTTGACTTCATGAAAGATAACATCAAACAAATGGATAAGTCACTAGAACCTGAAGCACATAAGATTAATATGGACCAACAGGTTCAATCCATCTTAGAGGGTGTTGGTGATCATTCTGGTGGTGTTAAAAACATTAAGGAATACAACCAGACTATTGAGTTCTTAGCTTCCCCTGAAATGGGAGCTTATGTATCACAGACAGGCGGTGTACCAGCAGAAGCTGCTGATGATGCCAAGCTTGTAATACGTACTCAGTATGAAGATGTAGTTATCCCTATGTTGCGTGAAGAGTATGAAACTTCTAGCTTAGGTGGGGCTGTAGAGGTTAATGGTGAGACTGCTGTTAATGCTCGTACAGAAGACCTCATAGAACCCGTCTTTACGGGCGCAGGAGTGTCTTTCCAACCGAAGGAAGGGGTTAGGTTAGGTAGGGGTGCTACACAGGCTCTACGCTCTCTTAACGCTAAGGTAACACCAAGTCTTAATAGGTTTATTCGTATGACTGCTCACCTGAATGGTAACAGAGATTATAAGAAATCTTATGAGGATAATTATTTAGGAATCTTTGGGGTAGAGTTAAATGACCAAGCTGAGTAATAACTTTAGTAGAAGTGAATTCAAGTGTAACTGCGGAGAGTGTGATTATGACACAGTTGATGCAGAACTTGTAAAGGTTTTACAGGACGTAAGGGACGCCTACAACGCTCCTGTAAAAATCACATCAGGGAATAGATGCCCTGATTATAACAGGGAAGTTGGTGGGGCTGACAAGTCCTACCATGTTCGTGGACGTGCTGCTGACATTCAAGTCAAGGGTATTGCTCCAGATGAGATTGCGCAATACTTAGACTGGAAATACCCAGACAAGTTTGGTATTGGTAATTATAAAACATTCACGCATATAGATACGAGGAGTGGCAAAGGCCGCTGGAAGGGTTAATATGATTGCAGGTATATTAAAGGTGGCCTTAGGCACCGTGGTAAGTATCATTACTAAAGCAGCATCAAAGGAAGTAATGGAATGGCTACTGTTTTATGTAGCAGACATCATTGTTAAGAGCACTAAAACTCCACATGATGATGCGTTCCTAGCTAAAATCAAAGAGGCGAATGAGAAGGCAGGAAAAGAGTCATGAGTCTAAGTCAGGAGACTATCCGTACAATCATCGGTGTCATTACTCTTGTGGGTGTTGGCGTAGGATCATACGTCAGCAATCAAACTCAAATGGCAAAGATGAGCGCTATCGGAGAAAACCTGACTAACAAGGTAGTTGAATTAGACAAGTACGATATTCTTTTACAAAATAGTATAGATTCCAGCAAAGAAAGGATTATTAGGTTGGAAGAAAGGATGAAGATCAACACGAGAGACTATGATAGGTTAATCAACACAATGGATAACCTAGGGAAGAAGCTTGAGTTGTTAGGGAATAAAATTACAGAGATAAAGGTGCGTAAATAATGCCAAAAAAGAAGAACGGTGAAGCTGCCAAAAAGAAGAAGGGTGGTATCTTAGGTAGTGGTCTAGCGGAAGATGCTAGGATGAAGCTTAAAGGTCGTAGGGCTCGATTAGATGAGATTGAGAGGGCTATGATGGGAGCTGGTACAATTACTAAGAAGAAGTGAGGGTAAGGTATGACAATCAGTGATGCTAAAAGGGCTTTCTTCCTAAAGGAACTCTCATTAACAAGCTCGGAGTTAAGTACTAATAAGTTAGCTTTAATCTATTACAAGACTAAATTGGGTGTGATATAATGCCTTTAGAAAGTTTGAACGATTTGGAGTACAGGTATTACAAAGAGGCGCTGGAAGGTACGTTACCGGGGAGTGCGGATACTAATGGATTCATTGACTACAATGACACATCAACTTCAACAACACCAGTGACGTTACTGGCAAATACATGGACAGCTATACCTAATGACGGACTAGGTGCTTTTACTAATAAAGTATATTCACCTAGTGGTGTTACAGAGTTAATGGACACAAGTACGGGCAAGCTAGACACAACCGAACTAGCCCTAGGTTCGACTATACTTATCAGGAATGATTTTACTGTAAACCCAAACACTAACAACACCTTACTAGAGTTTAGGTACACGCTAGGAGCTGGGGCAGCCTCTTATACACTTGAAAAAATAGTAGGCCGTTTAGATAGTGGCTCAGGTATTAATTACAGGAAGTCTTTAGAACCAGACTTAATATACATGGGGGACTTGAACACAAGAGACAACCCGATAGGCTTGGAGGTGAGGCTAAGTGCTGGAGGTACTCTAGTAAACGCAGGTTCAGTTATTCAGGTAATAAAACAATGACGATAAAAGTGTATAAAGATAGCTCAGCTAACGCTATATTTATAGAGGACTCAAACGGGGCTCAGTTTTTAAACTCTTTACATGCTACAGTTACTGACGACACATGTTCAATAAGTGACACAGCTAAAAGTTTAGATATAACAACAGGTATAGACTTTGCTGAATACGTTGATGAGTCTGGCACACCCTATGGCACTACAGCTGTAGAAACTTGTGACGCTTTAAACGCTATATTTTCTAGCTCTGGTACACCCACTGGGAATATACCTGCAATCACCAGCACGCTTTCTATTTCTAGTGTGAGTGGATCAGTAGTAAACTATGAGCTTACAGCTGATTATGGTGTAGGTTATGAGTGGGACTTGTCGAATGTTCCGGGGATTACAACTGTTGAAGGCAACCCAAGGAAGTTGATAGGTGGTAGCGGTTTGCCTGTTGGTACTTATAACATCCCAGTAAAGGCCATTAACTACAACGGTGAGGATAGCAAGACAATTGTACTGACAGTAAGTACACCACCCTTTGCTAACACTAAGAGTGTGAAGTTTAATAATAACGATTATTTGCAAGCAAATGCAGGTGTTTTGCAGAATGTTTTAGGACGTACAACTAATGGTACAGGGTCTTCTGATGCTTGGACTATTTCTTTTTGGTTTAAGCCCGGGACATCAACAAATCAATCTCAAACAATTGTTTATTTTGGCAGTCAAGATGTAACAAACCAAGGTTGCATCCAAATAAAGTACAACGGGCAAAACAACCAGAAGCGTTTAGAAATGCGTTATGGTAGCAGTAATAACAGGCTTAACTTTTCTACAGCCGTAAATAGCCTAAGTACAAACAATTGGTACCATATTATGGTAACTTATGACGGGGGTACAACAGGGGCAGGTAGCGGAAGTGTAAACGCTTACTATGGGCGTTTTAATTTCTTTATTGATGGTACATTAGTGAATGGCACTAATGTTAACACAAATAATAACTTTGGTTATACTGGCAGTGTACAACCCCAAAACTTTAGGGTGGGCAGGTTTAACAATGGTCAAGCAATGCGTAACAACTGTAAGGTAGATGAACTAGCTATATGGGATAGTGACCAAAGCGCAAACATATCAGATATATACAATAGCGGATCTCCTAGAGATTTAAGCTTAATTAGCTCTGCTCCTGTACATTGGTGGAGGATGGGGGATGGAGATACCTACCCGTTCTTGCTTGACTCTGGTAGTGCAGCCAATTGTACTTTCCAGATGTTAAACATGACGAGTGCAGACATCGTTAATGATGTGCCATAGGAGGTAATATAAGGGGCTTTACGCCCCTTTTCTTTTGTCTAAAATTTATGTTGAACACCAACACTAACTACGTTACCAACGAAGTTAAACTTAAGAGGGCCAGCGTCATAAGACATTACTGGCATAAAGATTATATCACCTATGTGACTAGTAATATAACCTTCATAACCATGCACTGCTGCTAAACCTAAACCGAAGTTACCCCACCTATAACCCCAGCCAATCAAATGACTACGTACAAAGTGAGAGTTAGAGAAAGTGGCTATGGAATACTCATAACCATCTTCATCTGCGTAAGTCAGTTGAACCAACTCATTATCTTCATTATACTCAGGTTTGTCTCTAGACAAATGTTCTGTAAAGAACCCTAAGTTAATTCCAATCTCCGCATGTACACTAACACATGTTAGCATTAATAGTAATGTTAAATATTTCATAACCATATCTCCTGTTAGCCTTCGCAGGCTACACATTCTTTACTAGCGTTAACGCCTGCCTTAGTACGCATATAATACAATGATTTAATATGCGGGTTTAGGAAGGCTTCCTTATGAACCTCACTGATGTAAGCTTCATCCTCATCTGCGTCAAAGAACAAGTTGATAGATTGAGCTTGGTCAATATACTCTTGCCTTGCAGCAGCTAAACGTACAATAGCTTTCTGATCTACTTCATAAGCAGTACGGAAAACCATTCGGTCAGAATCTGAGAGCCAATCAAGATGCTGGACAGAGCCGTCGTGATCAATAATGTCTTTAACCAACTCCTCATTCCACTTACCTCTCTCCTTAGCAAACTCCATAAACACAGGGTTAACCCTACTAATCTCACCTGCTGATGTTAACTGATTATAGACGTTAGCTACAATCGGCTCAATACCTTGAGAAACACCACCACAAATAAGAGCGCTAGAAGTATTAGGGGCAATAGCCATAGTATGAGTATTACGAACGCCATAACCTTTACACCACTCAGGCTCACCAAACACCTCAGCCATCCAAACAGATGCCTCATGAGATTGGTCACTGATAGACTTAAAGATTTGACGATTAAGCATATGCGCTTCAAATGATTCAAAAGCAATCCCCTTTTGTTGAAGGTAGGTATGGAAACCTAATGTCCCTAGCCCTAAGGCCCTACCTTTCTCTGTGAAGCGTACAGAGGATTCTAAACCGGGAATATCCTTTCCTAGTTCAATAAACTCCTGAGCTACACAATCTAAGAAGACTGTAGATACAAACACAGCGTCTGTATCTTTCCACTCATCATACTTAGTCAAGTTCATAGAACTTAATACACATGTATAAGTGTTCTCTTCATCACTGAATAAAGCAATCTCAGTACATAGGTTTGAAGCTTTAACAGTTAAACCCTTGTCCTTGTACATCTGTGGTGATGCGTCATTCATCTTATCAATAAAATTAAAGTAACCTTTACCAGTTACAGCTTTAACCTTTAATGCTCGTTGGTATCTGTGTACTGCATCTTCATCTCCATGCTGTAATCTTTCAATGAAAGCATTACTAATATTCCAACCAATATTAAGGTCGTCAGGATAGTTCTCAACATAGTCTACTACTTCAAAGAAGTCACCATGGTCAATGGGCAAGTAACCTGCCCAAGCGCCTCTACGAGACGTCCCTTGTGCAACATCACGCATGTCTTGTACGAAATGCTTAATGATTGGTAAGACTCCTGAGGCCTTACCTCCTGTAGAAATCCCCGAACCACGAGGCCGAATATCACCAAGGTAACCACTAGTGCCAAAACCATTCTTGGTAAGCATTGCGGTTTCATGATATGCCTTATAAAATGAATCAATGCTGTCTCCTACGTACTGACCTGAACAACTTACAGGAGTACCTTTATTTGTGCCCATGTTACTGAGGACAGGAGTGCTAAGAGCAAGCCACCCGTTCCACATAACATCAAAAAACCTACTAGCCCAAGCATCAGGATCGTCCGTGTGACGAGCTGCCGTCTTAGCAATACGCTCATACGTGTCCTTGATACCAACTGCTTCATGTAGATATTTCTCTTTAAATAATTGCCAGCCACCAGTGGTGAACCATTCAGGAAGATAACCCTCCTCCTGTAATTGTTTTCTTTCCTCAGATAGATGGTCGTATATCGCTACCATTTAAATCCTTGTTCATTCCAATTCCTATTATAAGAAGAACCCACTCCAGTAAAGAAGTCGTTAAACTGAGGGGCGTTAATGTTCTCATAGAACCAATCAGCTATGATGTTATTATGAATCTCAAAGATTGGATCTAAGTTGAGACGTTCTAGGCATAGATTCACCCTAGACTTAACGAAGGTCTTCATCTGCTCAGCAGTGATACCATCCATCTCACCTTTCTCAAAGATCATATCCACTATGCGGAACTCATGTTCAGCAATAGCCCTAGCAGCCTCTGTAAGCTCCTGTGAGAGGAGTTTGTCATACTCTTGAGTGTATGTACCAGCAGCTATACGTTCGTCCCTTAGACGGCCATACAGCCATGCCCCACCCTCACAGTGAAGGTTCTCATCCCGTACTGAGAAGTTAATACCCCTGACTACGTTCATTAGCTTATTCTTACCCTTAGCTTGGAAGTGCTTAAGGAAGGCAAAGCTACTGTATAGTACAGCTCCTTCAATCATAGAGAACGCCCCGAGACTAAGTAGATCATTTTCCTGTGTAACGATGTTCTCTACAAAGTCCATCCGCTCCTTGAGCATTGGATCATCTACATAAGACATATAGAACTCATCAGTGTTTAACATCAGAGCTTCATTAATCTTATTGTAGAAGGGGGCGTGGACATTCAGTTCAAAGAAGCCAAAGGTGCTGGCCATCCTCTCAATATCAGGACGTGGGAACCGTTTCATAACACGGTTTAACCAATAATCCCTTCCAGCTACCAGCTCATAAAGGGTGAATAGGCGTAGTGTAGTTATAACGCCATGAGCTTCAGCTTCAGACATATTAACACGTATGTCTTGAATGTCCTTCTCTACGTTGATTTCGTCAGCAGTCCAGAAGATGCTGTTCTGGGCGTCAGCATAAGCCAACGCCTCAGGGTAGTCGAAGGTATAACTCTTCTTTGGTGTTTGTAATTGTGTCAAGTAATGTGTACCATCATTACCATTCTGACCTATGATATCTATTCTACTTACCATTATAATGCGTTAGTCGTTAATTGTTTTCGCTTCTCAGGAGCCAGCTCATTATACCGAGTCCTGCCCCAGCCCCCGCAATCCATACATACGAACTTTCTGAACTTGGAGACATTAGTAGTAACATAACCACGGTAATTAATGTGCCTACCCCCGCACTTAGGACATACAGGTACATCCTGCTCATCCAACACCCCGATGTTAGGGTGGTTTTTAATCCATGGGCGGAGCTTAAGATAAACTTCTTCCAGAGTGAGAACGTCTTGAACATTGTATTCCTTCATCTCCTTCCAAGCTTTATCATTCTGCTTCAGACACTGAAGCCATAACTCAAAGCCGGGGAAGTGTTGGTGTTTAAGTTTAGGTGCACAACCAAGTGCATCAGCGATAAACTCTAGTTTGTTACTAGTGAAACGGAAATGCTTCTTAGCAACAGATAGAGTATCTACAACCTTATAAGGGGAAGGAGGCTTAATGCCGTGCTCAACTGCTCTAGCATTAATTGTTGGTAGGTCAAACTTATTTGCGTTATGCGCAATAACAATATCTGCTGAATCAAGTAAGTCGATGAGACTTTGAATGAGATCACGATCATCTCCATGTCGGTTTTCTTCGTATAAAACTTTATCAGAACCTAGCCACTTAGCCGCATAAGACATTACATATGTCCTATCCTTAAGCATGTTAAGTCCTACGTTCTGTTTCCATAGACCCCATACATAAGCAATGTTAGGGGAAGTTTCAATATCAATAGTTAAGATTTTAGCCATTATAATCGTATTCCTTGATTAGTTCTAGGTAGTGGATAGCTTTGTTAATGTCATCTACACCATTCTTATCTTTGTGACGGCAAGTGTACTTGATTACATTACCTTGTAAGAAATCTAAGTTGTTCTTGACAGTGAACTCAATAGGTTGTATGGCAAACTTCTTATAGTGATTACCACTAACCTGCTTATCTAAAGCACCCCTAAGGTTACTAGTTGACTCTGCATAAAGTTTACCTAAAGGTGAAGGCTCTTCAATAAACTCTCTAAAACCATTACTACCTCTAATATCAGGTGCCTTACTATCAGTAAATTCCACTAAGAGATCATGGGATACGCTATCCCCAATAAGATCTTCAGTGACACTTACGGTATCAACATCTTCCACATCTTCCTCAATACGTTCTAGCTCATTAACATTAGGCATTAAGTGTGGCCCTCACTGCTGCTACACCATTCTCCTCAATCATACGGCCAGTCTCCTTAATACGTATCTTATCATCATTCTCAAAATGATTTACGTAATTAGTAGACTCAGCCTCTGAACCTGTATCTTTTAGAATGTTCATCATTACAACGAAACGATTCCAAGCTTGTAGAGCCTTGTTCTCTACATCATTAAACAAACTATAACCTTTGTAACTATTCATTATTCTTCTTCTCCAAGTCACGATAATACTTACGTTGTGCGTTTTCTTCATCAGTCACTTTCTTGTGACACGTACCACATAGCACTTGTAAATTATCTATTTCGCAGAACATACGTTCTATACAACTGTCCCAATTAACCCAGCCCGTCACAGGTACCACAGGTTCTATGTGGTCAACGTGAACATTATTTACTCTCTTTCGAGTCTCTGGGTCTTGTACAGTTTTAGGAACTTCTGCTCCGCATCCATTGCACTTATATATTCCTCGTGCAACACGAGCATTCTTTAAACACTCATTGATAGGTGCCCACTTCCTAGTGGCTTGACGCAAGGTAGATTTGATAAAACTCTTATACCTTGCCTCCGTCCACTGACCTGAGCACCTAGTCTTCTCTCCGCTGGGTCTTGCCAAGCTTCTCCTCCAATTGTCCACAATGGCGTATATACCACCGTAATGCGTTCTTGAGGTCAACTACATTCTGCATGTAATTAACCTCTTCTAATGTGGGTAGGTTCTTATACATTATTCCAACCTCTCACTTCATCTTCCTTACGTAGCATCCACAATAAGTTAGCTTGCTCTGTAAAGTATTCTCTGGCGTTCTCAGGGTACTTCTCCTTATACATAGACATTACCCTTTCCTTACACTCATCTATGCTCTCAGCGTCATACAGAAGCTCGTAGGCAGCCTTAGGCCCCTTACCTTTAACACCGGGGATGTTATCCACAGTATCTCCTGTAATCATCTGTGAGTAGAAGAACTTAAGGCCAACACCTTCAACCTTCTTCTTAGCTTCGTTATAATCTAACCAACCAAGGTCATCAACCCATTGAAACTTAAACTCAGGTTGCTTACCACAAGCCCAACCATAATGATTGCCTTTAGTAATCCTTAAGTCCTTATCCCTAGAGCATATCACACTGTTGTCCAAGTCTTTCATCTGATCAATAGACATTAGATCATCAGCTTCAATGCCATTGGCAATACGCACATCATAGTTTTCA